GTGCTCTCTGCGGAGTTTCAGTCCGTACTCAGCCTCACGCTTGACTCCCGATGGAGGCTTGAAGTCAATGTGGCTGTACTTTTCAGGAATCGACATCGAAGTTCTGCTCCTCGCCTGAGTAGTCGTCGAGTAGGTCGCTGTCCCAAATCTCTTCCCACACGCCCTCGATCTTGGCTGTGTCTTCTTCCGACAGCCAGCCGTCGAGCGACGGCATGCCTGGGTACTCCGAGCGGCTGTCTGTGCCGAATCGCTTGGAGAACCGATCGAAGAGTTTGTTTTGCGGGCTCGACCTGTCGGTGATATCGAGCGAGACGTCAACGTCGTCGCCGTTGCCTGCCCACCAGCGAGTGCCCTCGCGGGTCGCGTGCAAGTCCAAGAGAGTCTTGGCGTGCGACAGGTCAGGAGGCAACTTCGCTGCTACGTGAGCCGGGATGGGAGCGTCGAACCCCATGCGAGGCCAGATGGTGTATCCCCTGTAGTAGTTGCCCTTTTCGCCTGCTGCGTTCAGATGGACGCGTGTGACGCCAGCCTTGCGTGCTGCCTCGACGCTAGAGACCATCGCACGATAGAACTCGCGTGCAGCGGTCTGACGCTTCGCCGGGTCTTTCCTAACGCTTTCCGCGACGGTGATCATGTTGTGGTAGATGTTCAGTGACGTCTCTCCAGTGATCGATGACTTCTTCGCTCCCACCACAGAGGAGCCACTGAGGCCGTCCTTCACGCCTGCGATGTCTCGCGAATAGTCGACGAACAGCGGGATCACGCCAGAGCCTGCGAACGGCTGATCGTTCTTGAACTCAGGGGCAGGCCTCACGTAGACAGTCTCGCCGCCTGCGTTGGCTCCAGACATATCGAGCAACTGCGATGGTGTCACGCCAACTGAATCGAGAGACTTGGCGACTTGTTTCGGCGCAGAGATGCCGACTGCCGCATACTTGCCCGCACCATCGAACGGAGGATCGCCCTTGCCATTCTCCCAGTCGTGCTTCCCGTTGGAGTCGCTGATGCTCTCGGAGAACTGAGACGACTTCGCAGGAGCAGCAGCGGTTGAGGTACTCCCATCCTTCGCGCAGTCGTTGCCGCTACCGAACTTGCCGCTATCGTCGCGTCCGCAGTCTGCGGAGCGGGACTGGGTGAGTGGTTTTCTTGGAGTGAAAGAGTACGAAAAGCCAGGGAGCCGTGACGCGAGCGTCTCATTTACTTTGTCGATGATTGACGAGATAGTTGCATCTGAGTAACTGCCGTCGGACTCCATCCGATCCACGGTGTCGCTGTAAGCCATCTCCCAACTATCACGCAGATGCTTTGGAGTAAATGTTTTTCCTGTGGTCGGCCTTGAAATCTGATAGAAGCCATCCGGCCCTACAGTTGTTACCGATATTGCGTTGCCCCACCCAAGCATTCCCCAGTCTGAGTCGCTGGGGCCAAACGTCTCCTTTGAGTCTGGGTGCGTGTGAATCTGATGAAAAGGCCTGTCTCCGGTAAGGAGTTGGAGAGGAATCTCGACGTGTGCATCAAACACGTCCGCAGACTCGCCGACAGCCTTTCCCCTGTCTTGGTGGATCACCTCTCCTGTTTGTGCGTCAATGATCGCCTGATGCTCTGCTTTATCCGACGAAGCCAAGTCGTAAAACTTAGAGATGATGGGAGTTGACGATGACGGAGCGTGGCTGTTTGCTGTCGTGGAAGAGGCAGCGGTTGCCTGACCGCCACTCCCGCCGCCTGTGTCTGGTGCCGTCTTCTCGTTTGACCCGCAGTCGTTTCTGATGCCGCCGCCGTCCCCTGTCGGGCAGAAGGCGCGGCTCGACTTTGAATACCTGGGATGGTCAGCGTGCAGGAGATCATTGTCCCCGACGTACTTGGCGTTCTCCGGACGACCCCTGCGGGCAAGAGTCAGGAAAGCGTTGACCCTCGCCATCGCCCACTGGTCTCTCGTCATTCCAGGCCTGTGACTCACAGAGAAGGCGCCTGCCCCTCTCCGGAAGACAGCCTTGAGTGAAGGAACGCGAACGCGTGTCCAGTTGGGCTTGTCTGATTTCTCCATAGCGGAGTTGTGCTCTTCCGCCTTTGACTTGAGTGCAGCAACCGTCGAGTCTTTGAGTTCGATATCGCCAGACTTTCCGGATGCTGAACCCTCTGCGTTTTTGTCTGAGCCAGTGATGCGGTCCTTCTTAGGTGCGGGTGCGTCTCCGCGAACCTCGGCATCGTTGCCCTCGCCCGTGGGGCAGAAGTCGCGGAAGTCTGTCTTGGCATTCCTTGGAGGCTTCGATGGGTCCTTTGCGTTTCCATACTTTGGAACGCGAACGAAGACCGTGTTGCCAACGCTGACCGAGTCGACTCCACCAGTGACTTCCTTGCCGGTCCGCTTATCGTAGTAGTACGTGGCCGTCTTCGGGTTGTATCCGACCGGAGTCCACGAATCGATGTCGGCAGGGACCTCACGACTGGGGTCGAAGTTTCCCTTTACTGTCGAGTGGGTGTTCTTGTTGGTCTTCCCCCTGCCGATCTTCGTGGCAGCAGTCTCGCCGACCTTGAACGACACGTCTCCCTTCAGGCGAATGATCGAGTCATAACCGATCGCCGTTCCGACGCCAGCGCCTCCGACGTGCTCATGAGCCGTCACGACGTACGTGTCGTGGTTCTCGTACGCAGAGATGTCGATGCGGAGGTCGATCGGGTATCCGGCGGGAAGTTCGCGGTGGGCTCCGACTTTATCCTGCTGCGACGACTTCAGGGACGTCGTGATATCACTGTCGCTTGGTACAGATATGAAGTCCGAGTTCTTCGTCTTTCCTACCGACGAGAAGCCCTCATAAGACGCGAGAGACTTGTCGCCTGCTGAGATGTCGCCGGTGCCCTTGTCGCTTGATGAGCAGTCGTTCTTCACGCCGCCGCCGGTTCCTGTTGGGCAGAAGGCGCGAGAGTCTTTCTTTGGATGATTGTTCAGGACGATCCACTCCGACTCCTGAAAGTCATCAGTTCCGTCCCCAAGTCTTCCAAATCGAGAGAGGTCGAGCCCGGTGGCATTTTCCAGTGTGTAAACAGCCCCGCCGTACGTTTTCGCCCACTTCTCTGCGACCGTCTTGCTTGATGTCCAGCCAAGCAGCGTTGAGTCGTTGTCGCTTGGCGGCTTGTCGTCGCCCCTGTAGAGCGTCGGCGCAGGGGTCGAGTTGTGAATGACTTCATTCAAGAGAGCCTTGGCCTGCTCTCGCATCTTCGAACCTGACGCAGAAGATGGCGATGACTTACCACCGACCTCGTCTTTCAAGTGAAGATCGATTTCAGACGTGAACCCTTTCCATCTGGCGACGGCAGACTTCAGAAGACCGTCACCTGATCCGCATGAGTTGTCGAGCCCGCCGCCGCTTCCGGTGGGGCAGAAGGCGCGAGACTCGATCGTGTATTCAATCTCGTCGAAATCATGAGATCGACCGATCACGCGAGCGATGATTCCCTTGGAGTCAATCTCAAGCGGCTTGACCTTCTTAATCTCAGTCAGCGGATACCCATGCTTGCCGTCTTTTCCGATGTAGTGAGGAGAGTCTGTCGACACTCGATGCTTTTCGTAATCATCATCGAACTCCTTTTTTGTTTTGTAGAACTTCGGCTCGCCTACCTTCATCGTTCCGACGAGAGTCGCCTTGCCTTTTCCGGTCCTGACGATGCCGACAGTCTTTCCGACGTACGGACGTAGCGAGTCTGTTGGGCGAGTCTCGATAGTTTTCTCGCCAGACAGAATCTGGCCAGTGAAGTCTTGGTCCTTGTCGTTGATATTGATGCCAATCTGGCAAGTGTTCCCCGACGCGAACTTGCCATCGGACTCTCGCTCGCACGAACGGGCCTCGTCGCCAGTTGGGCAGAAGGCGCGAGACTCTTTCGCCGATCGCTTCGTTGCTTTCTCAGCAAGAGCAATCACCCGATCGGCGAAGTCTTCGTCCGAGATGCCAGCAGTCGCGTACGCATAGAGCATCTGCTCCCTGCCGCCGAGTGCGTAGTCGTCGAACTCAGTCTCCTGGCGACCGTCTTCAAGGCTTCGCTTCTCGCCCCTGACTTTCTTGGCAGCCGGAAGCCTGCTTTCCTTGTCGGCGGCAAGTCTCGCTATGGTGTCAGAGTACAGCGAGAGCGATCCGACGCTGGTGACCGTCTTCGCGCCAGCGGCTGCGTACGCGTCCTGCTCGTCCTGCCAGAGAATGTCCTGCATGTAGGCGACTGGCTGGCCAGCCTTGCGTGCTGCCTCCCTGGCCACCGCGATCATATTTGAGCGACGCGTGCCGCTTCCTGGGTCTCCCATGAGCGACACGTCGTTGTCGACGATGTTCTTGGCAACCTTGTTCAGCCTTCCGGCGACGCCCTTCTTCTCCTTATAGTCCCCAGCGGCATAGTGCCTGAGCCTTGCAGACGCCCAGATGCGAACGACGTCCGGAACGATTCCGGTGCTCTTCATCTGGTTCGCGGCCTTGAGCAGTTCGTTGCCGTCGACGCCGTGTAACTGATCTGCCGATGCGTTACCTACTTCGGCGACGAGTTTGTCGGCGTGCCTCTTGCCGCTTTCGGCGCTGGCTGGCTTGACTAGTTCGCCAGAGATTCTCCCCCAGGTCCTCGTCCACCAGATGTCGGCAGTGAGATGGTCGAGTTCGCCGTTGTTGTTCGCGAAGAAGGTGCCGACCTTTGGCCCGAACGTGCAGAAGAGAGGGACCTCCTCCCCGACAAGATACGATCCAGGCTTCCACGTCAGGTCGTCGTCATTGCCGCCGAAGATGTCTCCGAAGAACTCTTCGAAGTCTCCAGACTTCATGACCGTGTTCGTGAACAGTTCTCTGGTCTTTGCGAGACCAGCATTCACGTCTACCGTTCCGTCAGTGCGACGCCCCAGTCGATCGACGATCGCCTGATATCGGCCAAGTCCGCTGATGATCGAGCCGCCAGTGACTCCAAACTTTGTCGACGTCGTGACTCGACCGTCTCCACGGAAGAACTTCTGGAGCAGCGAGTCTGTTCGCTGCATGTTTCCAAACGGACTGGCATTCGGGCTCGTCAGGGCCTGCAAAGCACGGAACAAGTGCTCCGCATTCTCTGTATCAATGCTGGTTCCGTCTTTGAGTCTTCCGCCCTTAATCTCTGGGGTAATCTCGCTATAGACTTCGATCTGCCTAGCACGCTCTTCTGGAGAGTAGAACGCTGGCCTGATGCCGCGATCGGTGGCAGTCTGAACTTGATGAACAAGCGACGAAGTGATGTATGACCGCGATGTGCTGTCGAGTTTCTTGCCTGTATTGATTGCAGCACCGCGTTCAGGTGCCTGCTGCTCGACGAGATGCCTTCCGACCTCGACAGTTCCGACGTATTCAGTGCCTTTCGGGAACTCGTAGATCGAGCCGTCGTCGCGGGAGCCTAGGCTTGTGCTGATGATTCTCTTCCCGTCGTCGCTCCTGACGGTCGCCGGAACGGCAACAGCACTCTGAGTGACTGATGCCAGCGACGTGCCGGGTGTCCAGACAATGGACGGCTTCTTGCCAGCATCTGGCTTGCTCGATCCGCCGCCGCCGCCTCCCGCACCGCAGTCGTTGTCTGGCCCAAACCTTCCGCCTTCTTGTCTGTCAGAGTCGTCGCAGGCGCGGCTCTCGATCAGGTCTTCAATCCACTCCTCCATGCTGCGAGACTTGTTCCGCTCGCGGAGTCTCGGGAGCCGGTCCTTCTTCTCTTTGAACTTCTTGTATCCCAGGCTGGACTTGTCGTTGAAGTCTAGCGAGAGCGCGATGTTGCCGCCGTTCTCGTCCCACCAGCGGTCTCCTTCCGTGATGGAGATCAGTTGCTGGATTGTGATGGGCTTCGCACGCAACCCGCGAAGGATCGCAGATGCCGGGACTCGCGTTGCAAACAAGTCTGGCCTGTGCTTCCGCCAGACTTGCTCGACGATGTGCGAAGGAATCTCTCGCTGTGTTCGCTCCGGAATCTCGCCATCGAAACCGAACTGCGGCCAGAGCCTGTAGCCCTTCATGACTCGCGAAGCGTCGCCGACGGCTTCCATGGATGCGGTGGCGAAGCCTAGATCGTCAGCGCGAGCCATGGACTCGACGACTCGCTGCATCATGATGCTCGTCACCCTGGCAACGTCGCGATCAGAAGACCTGTCGAGTTCTTTGGGGACGAGCCCCTCAAAAGCGAGATGCGACTGCGGCCTTCCTTCGTCGTCGAAGAACTGGGTGATCACCGTCTGCGTGTGAACAGAACCGGCGTAGTCCTCTGTCGTGCTCACCGGGATGGCTAGGTTCACGGTCACGAAGTCATCGCCACCGGCAAACACGGCGACGTCTCCGCGTCGAACCACCCCGCCGCCAAGCGTGACGAGATCGTCCATCGTCGGGATGCCGATGTTCTTCATCGCCTCTTGGGTCATCTGCGGATCGGAGATCGAGAAGGAATCCAGCACGTCGCCGCCGGTGACTGGCGGTGCCTTGTCCAACTGATCGTAGGTCATGCTGATCGGCTTCCGCTCGCTCTTCCAGTCGTCGGACGCCTTGGCTGTACCAACAGACGACGGGGGACAGTCGTTCTTCTGACCGCCGCCTTCTCCGGTGGCGCAGTACGCACGAATCTCGGCCCACGCCTGATCCATGACGTCGGCAGACTCTGCGTCGAAGAACGCTTCGAACATGTCGATCGAGCGTGACGAGAACTTGGCTTGCAGCGACTTGAAGCGATTCCAGCCTGGGCTCTCGGAGTCTCCGATGTCGAGAGTCATCTCGATCTCAGAGCCGTTCTGCTCCCACCACTTCTGGCCCTCTTCGGTCTCGTAGAGAGCCTGGACGGTCAACTTCCCCTTCTTGACCTCGTCCTGAGCCCGTGGAGATAGAGCCGCCTTGGGTATCCTGCTTCCGTACGAGTTGAATAAGCCAGTAGCCAGCGTGTACGTCGGCGTGATTTTGCTTCTCGGAATGACGCCGTCGAAGCCCAGCCTCGGCCAGATGCGGTACCCCTTGAAGTCGCTGTGCCCGCTGCTGCCAGCGGCGATCATCTCGACGCGATCGACTCCGATCTTCTCGGCTTGCGTGATGCTATCGACGGTCCCCTTCATCATCTGACGAGCCACTGAGAACTGAGCGTTCTTCTGCGCCTCTTCGCTCACCTTGAGCATCACATACGTCATCGAGAGCGTCTGGTCTTCTGGGTCTCGGTGCAGCGACGCAGCAGTGCTCACGGCTGACTTGATGCCGTTCACAGACATGCTGTTGACGACAGTCACCCTGTCAGACACGACACGCTCAGGTGTGTCGGAAGACATGAACTCCATGATGTCTTTGAGACCGCCATGTGAGATGGTGATATCAGAGTCTGGAGTGACGGCAGCGCACGCCTTGACAGCCTGATCGAGCGTGACTCCGATTTCCTTCAGGGAGTCGGCTGTCAGTTCTCCATCTACGATCGTGACGGACTCTGCTCCAGCAAGAGACTTCGCAGGCGGCTTCGTCGCGAGTTGTTTAGCAGAGTAAGAGACCGTCTCCTGTTTCGACTTCCACGCAGAGGTCGCCCTAGGTGCTGCCGTTGACGTTCCTGCATCTGACGAGGAGCAGTCGTTCTTGATGCCGCCGCCGTCGCCAGTGGCGCAGAACGCTCTGTACTCTTCCTGCGAGAATCCTTCCTCTAGGAAGATCATGCGGTCTCTCCAGCGGACAAGATGCTCTCGTAGATGCTCACCATCGGCTCGGAGTATTCCTTTCCTGCCCAGGCTCCGGACAGGAACTCAGCCATGAACTCGCGACCGTTGGTGCAGGCGTACCGCGACACCTCAGACGAGATGGCAGACCGCTGCTCGTCGGTGAACGTGACGTCGATGGACGACACGTACGAACGCTCGCTGGCGTTCTTGTGGAAGAGGTGCGCCAGTTCGTGCATCAGCGGATTCGGCTGGGAGAGCCAGCCCGACTCGCATGACTTCTTGAACGACTCTACAGAGCCTTCGCCGATGGCGTTGGACACGTAGATCGTGCCAGACGCATCATCGTACGCGGCAATGGCGTGGCTTCCGGAGAAGTCGCGGAACTCGACGTTGACGCTCGACTCCGTGTCGAAGGCGCGGAGTTCTGCGATCAGTCGTTCTGCGTCTCCTGATCCTCGTACAGTTCCGGCATGTCCTCCGGACCGTCCTTGTACCAGAAGTCCGGAAGCGTCTTGCCGTCGGCCTTCATCATCGCTTCCATCCAGGCCCTCATCGCGCGGAAGGTCTTGAGCGCTGAGCCCCCGGTCGGAATGTCGACTCTCGTTATCGGCTTCTCGTCGGCCATGCTTCCTCACCTCTCTGATCAAGGACAGAACTGCGTCCTCAGTGGAAGTATATCCAGACATTTCCAAAGAGCGAACGCTATTTTTTCCATGACGCGAGAGTTCAGCCGCGTGGTCTTCGTCCTGCAAGTCAGGAGAGTCTTGGTCATAGACTTGCGCCACGGTCGCCGCTTTTCTTGTTTTCGCGAAGCCCTTGTCCCAGTCTTCTGGCTTTCGTGAGTCTTGGTTCTCGTACTTGACCCAAGTCTCCTTGAGAGTCCCCAGGTTGAAGACCGCGAGTTGGCCAGCGTTTCTTCCGGCCTCCAACGCCTGCTCGGCTTGGTCAGGCTCAAATCGCGTCGAGACATCCAAGTGGTACACGCCGTCTGCTGTCAACCATCCGCCAATGAACCTATCGGAGCGACCACTGATCACGTCTTTGTTTTTCGAAATCCAGTCCCGAAGCGCGTCGAAGGCGACCTGCGTGCCCATGTCGCTCTTCTTGATCTGGAGATTCCTGTTTGATCCGTTCTTGAACTCCGAGACCATGATCCCCGTGGAGGGCTGGTCGGCTGAATACGGATCAAGCGTGACGCCGTACGGGTTTGCAGCAATCTTTTCCAGAAGTTGCGAGGTGTCGATGTCCGAGTCGCTGCGAGCGCTGCTGCCGCCGCTCCCGCCGCCGGTGTCGGGCGATGACTTCTCGTTGCCGCAGTCGTTCTTTATGCCGCCGCCTTTGCCGGTTGCGCAGAACGCGCGAGACTGAAGGAGTTTCTTCTTGTCGTTGACGACGTACTCCTTGCTGCCGTGGCCGATCGTGACTGGATACTCCTTGCCAGCACCAAAGAGCCTGTCGCTGATCGCCTCGGGCATTGCGTCCTTGGCAATCGACAGGACCTCCTCGACCTTCTTCTCGTCAATCGGGTCCACCGAGTCGACGTGAGCGCCGTTGTAGCCGACGTTGATGTGATACAACTCGTTGCCCGAATGATCGCGGACGAAGATGTTGACCTTCCCGTCCTCCATGTCGACGCTCGATCGCCCCGGCTTGCCGCCGAGTTTGGTGACCATGTCCTTTACTTTTCGCTCGGTTGTTCCCAACTGATACAACTTGCGGGCAACGCGAGTCTGCTTCTTGTTTCCATCTCCTCGACGCAGGCCACGCACCGGAGAGTCAGTCGGGCTATCATCACTGCCACCGGCGCACTTGTTGCCAGACTTGAATCCACCGGAGCCAGTGCCGCAGTCTCGCTTCTCTGGGTCTGGCTTAGGCTCAGACTTGATGCCCTTGGGAGACTCAATCGGAGCAGAGCCCGTCTTGACCTCTGGCAGGCTCGGAGGACCGCCTGGGGCAGGGGGAGGAGCACCGCCGCCCATCGGGTCTGGCTTGGGCTTGCTGGCATCTTCCAGCGTCTGCATGTTCATCGCGACGAAGTGATGGTCAGCCTCAGGCCCAAGAGGCGGAAGGTTCTCTAAGCGTCTCACTTCGTTAATCGAAAGAACGCCTAGGTTTGTCATCGTACTATAGTACCCCGCGCGACTGTTTGAGTCGCCGCGAAGCAGACCACGAACGTCGAACTCTGCCACGAAGAGATCGTCGTTGTAGATCAGCGATCGGCTGATCGCGCTCTCGATACGCCTGAGCCACGGGACGAGGGTGTAGGTGACGAACTCCTGGCCCGCCACTTCAAGGTTGCCGCCGCTCTGGCCCTGCACTAAATGCAAAGGCAACCTGTAGACCCTCGCGATCTCCTCGCTCTGAAAACGCCTTGAATCTATGAACTGCGACTGCTCTTGCGTGAACCCAAGAGGCTCGGCCTTGAGCCCATTGGTGAGGACAGCCGTTCGCCAACTTTGCGACACGCCGCGATGAAGTCTCTCCCAGTTGTCCCTGAGACGCTCGGCTGCCTCGGCAGAGAGCGAGCCCTCTGTCTGGAGCACGACGCCTGGGCGGGCTGAGTTCGCCCAATACTTGCTGGCGTGAATCTCGCAGGCCCTCGCCAACGCAATCGCCTCGCGGGCGACCTCGACAGGAACCATGCCCTTGATCCCGTCCTGCTCGGGTGTCCACCTGACGTGCATGATCTGGTCCTGGGTGTAACGCTCCAGGCGACCAGTCTCTGGGTTCGTGTACGAGTACCGGAGACGTCCGTTCTCAAGTCTCTCGACATCCATACGAGACGGATGGAGGTTGATGAGTTCAGACACAGCCCCGTACTTGCCAGACTTGATCTGCGTGTACGAGTTGCCCCAGAGGCACAGGGTCATGACGAGTTGCTCGACCCATTCGAACTTTGTCTGCCATGAGTTTGGAGCGAACGAGAGGACCTTGTAGAGCGGGATGTCCCTAGCGATCACCTTCGTTCCGTCTTCGCCACGCCGGTAGACATGGAGAGGCAACGAACTGATGCTCTCGGCGAGGATGCGGCAGCACGCCAGCACGACCGTTGACTGAAGGGCAGTCTCAGGAGTGACTCGCACGCCTGCGTCTGTCCTCCACTTGCCCATGTAGGGATCGTCACTGAGAAGCAGATTGTTCCAAGAGATGCTGCGAACCTCGGGCTCGGCCAAGCCGCGTTCTGGTGTCCAGACAACTTCGGACAGGATTCGCTCTTCGCTGTTGCTCATAGGACGATGATCTCTGGGTCTGGCGTCTTCTGTGCTGTTTCGGCGTCGCTGGCAAGTGCCAGGGCCATGACGAGGGCGATCATTCCGTCGACTCGCGATGGGCTCATCGGACTGGGCTTCGCAATCTTGATGTAGCCGTCAGCATTGGTCTTGGTGGTGCAGTTTCCTGCCATCCAGTTGAGGATCGGATTGTCGTTTGTTCGAAGCCGCCCTTGCGTAATCAGTCCATCGAGTGCGCGAGTCGGCGTGTTCATCGCCGAAAAGTTCTGACTAAACCCTAGCACGTCAAGTCCTTCCGCCTGAAGTTGTTGTACGAGATAGTGGCTGTTGTATGGATCGGTGGCGATTCTCCTGATGGTCCGCTCCTTGGCGAAGGCCAGGATGTCCTTCTTTATGAACTCGTAGTCACAAGTGTCGCCTGGAGTCAGCGTCAGGCCGGTGCGAGGGTCCTTGGCCCATTGCACGTAGGGAACCTCTTCGCGGCGGGTCGCGGCGTTGTCTGCCGGTATCCAGAACTTGCAGATCACGTCGAAGACGTCGTCGTGGCCTTTGCTCACAGCCACGAACGCGTTAACGTCCCACGTTTGTGCTAGGTCGAGTCCTGCGTGCCAGACCCTCGACGAGTCGAGCCTGTCTGAGTGTCCCTTGCACTTGTCCCAGTTGGTCAGGTTCACGAACTTGTCTGTTCCTGATACCCAGACATTGAGCCTGTAGCGAAGGAAAGACGAGAGTTTGGAACTGGAGCCCTCGGCCTCGCGGACGTCTGCCTTGAAACTCTCCTCGTCCATCGTCACGCCGAATGACGGATTCGCAGCCCGCCAGACAGCAGGGTCTCGATAGTCGTCTTCGGGAGCCGCCGCCGCTACGTAGGCAAAGAACTGAGGGTCGGCTGACGGGTCCTGCATGACCTTCAGAGCATGTTCGTGCTGCTCGTAGCAGATCGACGAGCGATCGTAGCCAGCCGTGGTAATCGCCAGGACGAGACTCTGGCTTCTGGAGATGCCGCCGTACCTGATCGCGTCCCAGAGCCGCCGGTCTTTTGCAGAGTGCAACTCGTCATAGCAGAGCCCATGAATATTCAGACCCTCTGCCCGGTTGCTGTCGCTGGAGATGACCTTCCAGAACGAGTTGGTCGGGACGCACGCGACTGTCTTCCGAGAGTCGATGATCTCAAGTCTCTTGGACAGATACGGACTCGCCCTGACGAGTTCCGCCATCTGCTTGTAGACGATGCCCGCCTGCTCGCGAGACGTAGCCGCCCCGAAGCACTCAGCAGCGGCTTCGCCGTCAGCGACCGTCAGATAGAGAGAGATGCCAGAGAGAAGAGTCGATTTGCCTCAGGTCCTTCGCCCCCGCAGCATCCAGCCGCAGGGGCGAAGGCACCATTTTTTTTGGGCACCTCGATATATCCGATCCGATATCTTCGCGTGTCGGTCTCGACCCGCATCCACCCAAAGAGTTCCTCGATCACTTCGTCCCTCTGCCAGGGCAGCAGCGTGAACGGCTGCCCCGCGAACTGACCCTTGGAGTGGATCAGGAAGTTTTCGAAGAAGCCAACGGCGTGGTCGGCCTTGGCTTGATCGAAGTAGTATTCGAAGCCCTTCTCAAGCGCCTCGGCTCTTGATATACGCTTCCAGCGGGTCTTCGGCGGCAGGGGCATGCGATACCTTCATGGTCGAGCGTGCCGCCGCTGTCATCCCGAACTGCTGCTCGATTCGCATCAGTTCCGCAGGCAGGCTCTTAAACAGCGATCCCTCCGCTGTGAGTTGACTGTACCCAGTCTGGGTCAACTGAGTCATTCCATTTTCTTGGACATGCTTCACGACATGGAGCCACTGTTCGTGCATGAGACAGTACCGCTCGATCACGCCGCGATCGGCCTGGGTGAACACACCCATCGAAGAGAGAAGGGGAGCGACCTCGTTCCACTTGTCGAGGGCCGCTCCAGTGAGTCGCGGAGGAGGAGCAACGTCAGCCGGTGGTGGCGTCGGCTCTTCCTCGTTGATGGCTCGTTGGCCTGGGTTGCCGCGTAAGACTTTGAGACTTGTCGGTGTCGGGATTCTGCCCATTTTGTTCCGACGACTTTTTTTCGGCCTGAGGGAGGCTCAGGGGCCAGCCCTGGAAAAAGTGCGTTTTTCTCGGGTAAAAAGCCCCCCCCAAAAATATCGCAGCCGCTCACGGATGCA